AGAGAAGTGGGGGCGCGCCAGCAGCGAAAGAACTAATATCGACGAACTTTGTAATAGGAAGTTGGGTTGGATGCTGTAACAAGTCATGCGCAAATCAGTGCTAAAAACGCCGCGAATTTGTGAATTAACGATCTATATGGCACTCATTCTAACCGGGATTAGGTTAAATCATGCGGGAATAAATGCACGTATTCCGTGGGATAGCGCTTAGTACGGAAAGGTTCTACGAGTTTTGTATTTGCGCGCCAAGCCTAGAGTTTTTAGCCATATTGGCGCGGTTTTTGTCACTTAAGTCGTTTGCTTAGTTTTTCTATTTTCCCGTCTATCCGTTGTACCGCTGGTTTTAATTCTTTTACGTCCTCATACCGTCTGAAGAATTTAAAACACATCGCGCCTGCTCCGCTCCAGAAAAAAAGCGAAAGCAACGATTCATATGCTGTACTTTGAGATCTAACAAACATTGCGAAGTGAGGAATCGCCTCTGCAATGGAAATCATCATCAATACAGCAAAGACCGACCTAAAACCAACTCGATTCATTTCAACACTGGAGCGTTTCATTGATTCTAAGCGCTCTTTTTCCAATTCGAGCATCTTGATATCAGATATAACACTGCTTCTTACGAATGATCGGGATAAAAACTGTATTAACAGAATGATCAGTCCCGCTGTTACGCTTATTACAAGTGCTTCAAGGGCCGTTGGGCTAAATTCCATCTCTCATATTCTCCTTTTAAATCATCCAACTAGCGGCCCATACAACCTGACCGATCACTTCTAACTCATCAATTCTTTCTTTAGGTACTGAGATAGCCTTATAGGCCTTATTCTCGCTGATTATCTCAATCCCATCGAAGGTACGCTGCAGGCGCTTAGCGTATAAATGTCCATCCATGCGGATGACGTAGATGCCTTCGCCCCTGACTTCTGTTCTCACATGATCAACCAAGACCGCGTCACCATCAGACAACACCCCCTCCATTGAATCCCCATCGACTCGAATCGCTGATAGCGTGCTGGAATCTAACCCCTTCTTGCGCAGTGAATAGCGCGTGAAAGCTAAGTTAGTCAGTACCTGGGCGTTTTCATTCCAGGAACCATGCCCCGCGCTACATTGCGCATCATATAAAGGTACAAAGTCATACTCGTTGTTATCAGCAACGTTGCCATTCTCTAATTGCGCATCTGGCACTCCTACCGCCAGCCAAGCAAACGAAACGCCCGTCACATTAGCGATAGCGACCACTGTTTCCAGTTTGGGACTACTGTCTTCAGCGATGATTCGATACAGCTGAGCCTCAGAAATATCTATCATTTTTGCGAGAGAACGCTTGCCGCCCACCTTGGCACTGGCTTCTTCGATACGTGTTCCGATACCTGAAGCATCAAAAGGAACTAAATTCTCTTTCATTTTTGTTATACCCGCCAAGCTTTAGAGCCAAATAAATCAAACACTTAACGCACAAATGAAGCAAATCTATCAAAAATAAGAAAAAGAACTCGCATTTATGCTTTACAGGTCTATCATTAATGATATAGATTAATTACAGATATGAATGACTGTGACTAATTACAACTCACTAATGCAAGGCCAAAAAAATGAGCAAGCTAAACACTCACTCAACTACCAAGGATATGCACCATCAGGACATCATGGCCGCAATCCGAAAAAAGGGAACCAGCCTTGCCGAGCTGGCTCGCCACCATGGGTATAAAAACCCACGCACCCTTAACAGCGTATTCCGAGCCCCCTATCCGAAGGCTGAACGAATCATAGCCGAATTTCTTGGCGTCAAGCCCGAAGAGATTTGGCCCACGCGTTATCAAGACAAGCGTGGTTTTAAGTCTATCACCGAAATCAATGATAAGCAGCGGAATGTCGCATAAATGCATATCTGTCTCTCCTCTGTAAGTGAGATCAGCCTATCAGCGGGTATCACAAAGGCACAGAAGCAGAGCAAAAGTTTGTTTAGAACAATGATCCAGGTGGTAAGCCCAATGGCCAGAATAAATTGGAAAAGAGAACGCGGTACCAGCATGAGGCATGCGATGGAACTCTGTATCCGATATGCCAAAGACATGCACAACCTATCGGTAGAACAGATATCCGACCTAATGGGAGAAGCCAGCCACTTCACCCTATATAAATGGATGGAATCGGGCCGTATGCCCGCAATAAAGATTCGCCCCTTCGAACACGCCTGCCGATGTGATTACGTAACCCACTACTTGGCCTACAGCGCCAACAAATTAGTTATCAACATTCCTACAGGCAGAAAAGCCGAGCACAAAGAACTGAACGACCTAAGCATCTTCACCCACACCGCTATCGCTGAATTAATCAGCTTTTGGGAAGGAAAAGAAGATCAAGAGCAAGTCATCAGCTCACTCTCAACCCTAATAGAAGATCTCGCTCACCAGCGGGGCAACGTAGCGAAAAGCCAACAACCCGAACTTAACCTACTGGAGGCTGACGCATGAAGCAGTGGTTTACCATCCAGGAACTGGCGGGCCTTCCTGGACTACCTTCAACAGAGCGAGGAATCAACAAATTAGCCAGCAGAGAAAGCTGGGAATCCCAGAAGAAAGCCTTCGGTAAAGGTTATGAATACCATATCAGCAACCTCCCAGCTGAAGCTCGCCATGCGATAGAAGCCCAACGCGTGGCAGACCTGTTACCAACCATCACCCATCGCGCAATAAATATATGTGGCAAAGGTGCATATACCCACAAACAGCGTGAAACCGCTGACGCTCGCGCAACGATCATTCGAGCAATTGAAGAAATGAACGCGCAGGGAATTACCAAGCAAGCCGCAATAACGACACTTTTGACACAAGCAGAAACCGGAGCGTTAGAAGTCATCAACCCAGTGTTAGACAAAGCCCTGCGCTTAACTAAAGACACAAGAGGACGAGGTAACGGCCCATATCCTAGCGCACGCAGCCTAAAACGCTGGTTATCACCCGCGAACAAGGATCTAGCACCGAAAGCACGACAAGAGCTAATAATCCCAGCATGGGCTGAAACCTTCCTACGCTGCTACCAACGTCCAGAAAAGCCCACAGTAGAACACGCCTATCGCGCATTTACTGAGAAATGGCCAGAAAACACCCCCAGCATTCATGCGGTACGGAGATTCCTAAAAAAGATGGGGAACGTTAGCCGTGAACAAGGCCGAATGGGACAAAGGGAACTAAAAAACATCCTCCCATTCGTACGCCGCAGCTTTGACCAGCTTGTACCAGGCGATATCTATAGTGCCGATGGTCATACCTTTGACGCCGAAGTTTCACATCCATTACATGGTCGACCTTTTCGACCAGAAATCACAACCTTTATCGACATCGCAACCCGCAGAGCCGTTGGATACTCAGTCGACCTAGCCGAAAGCAGCCTAGCGGTACTAGATGCCCTAATAGATAGCTGCCAAAAAGCCGTACCCGCCATCCTCTACGTAGATAACGGATCTGGTTACTGCAACGCCCTATTAAAAGACCAAAGCGTCGGCGTACTTGCCCGCTTAGGTACCGAGATCAGCCATTCATTACCTTACAACTCCCAAGCTCGTGGAGTGATCGAACGCGTCCATCAAACCCTATGGGTGGATGGCGCGAAGCAAATAGCAGGATACATAGGCAAAGATATGGATCGGGAAGCTGCACTGCTACACCACAAACTTAGCCGCAAAGCGATTAAAGCAAATGGTAAAACCCACCTTATGGGGTGGGACGACTTCATAAAATTCTGCAATGACCGCATCGACTTTTACAACACAAAGCCCCATGCCTCGCTAGGCAAAGTACACGACGGCATGACCCGCCGCCACATCAGCCCCAACGAATGCTGGGAGATGCACGAGAAAAAAGGCTGGCAACCCCAACAGCTAAGCAAAGACGAAGCCGCATTAATCTTCCGGCCACGGGTTACCCGCATCGTACAGCGCTGTGAAATACGCTTGATGAACAACATCTACTTCAACCAAGCGCTAACTGAGTTTCACGGAGAACAAGTACAAATTGCCTTTGATATCCATGATGCCGAATGGATATGGATATACGAGCAAGAAACAGGTCGTGAGATCTGCAAAGCCCAATGGAATGCTAACCAACAACACTACATGCCGATGCCCTATGTTGAACAAGCCCGCGAAAAACGCGCCAACGCTCGTCTCAAGCGCATCGACGTGAAGCGTGACGAGATCGAAGCTGAGCGCACAGGAAGCTATGCACTAACGCAAGATGAGCCGGTTGTGATTCCCGGCTTAGGCAACGTAACCGACATTCGTAAGCGCATGAAAGAACGCGCAAGTACAGAAGACGCCGAAGTGGTTGAAGCAACGCTAATCGAAAGCGTACGGATGCCTGCAGATATGACGCCTTCAGAGCGAATGGAAACGTATCAGCGATATATGAATGGGACACCCGTTCCGACAGAGCACGAGTTCTGGCTGACCTCATACCCAAAAACAAAAGAATTCGCATCGCTGAATAAGCGGTACGCAGAGTAAATGAAGATGGGGAAAGCGATGACCGCCATCAACGCCCCCCGATATGGCCTACAAAACCACGGAGATATTATGAACAGTATTGCAGACATCAACAACCTAAGCCTATGCGATGTGGCGCTTGAACGTGCCATTTCACGCACAGCTACCTTGCCCGGCATGGTTTGCCTCTATGGCCCTAGTGGCTGGGGCAAATCGGTTGCAGCCGTACACGTATCGATCCGCCGACGAGCCTATTACGTGCAAGCAAAATCGGTGTGGACGAAGAAAGCGCTCTTGATGGCAATTGTTTCAGAAATGGGGATGCCGCCTCAGCGCACGATACCCGAACTACTGGATCAAGTGGCAGAAGAGTTAGCCCAATCAGGCCGCCCGCTCATCATTGATGAAATGGATCACGTTGTTGATAAAAACGGTGTTGAAGTTGTTCGAGACATCTATGAATCATCTCAAGCCGCCATTCTGCTGATAGGCGAGGAGCAGCTACCAAACAAGCTGAAAAAGTTCGAACGATTCCACGGACGTATTCTCAGCTGGGTACCCGCCCAACCAGTAAGCCTGGATGACGCTCACAAACTACTCCCTATTTATGCCCCCTCTATCGAAGTAGCCGATGACCTGCTTGAGCATGTAGTGAAGCTCAGCGCCGGAAGTGTTCGTCGAGTAGCCGTAAATCTGGAAATGATTCAGGAAGAGTCAGCTGCCGCAGGCTGGCCAATGGTTGACCGCAAAACATGGGGCAAGCGACCTCTTTACACGGGCGATGCACCAAAACGGAGGCTCGGATGAACATGGCTGTACAGGAACGTAACGTGCGAGGAAGAAAGCCCATTCAAATGGAGCTGGTGGGTGGTAAACCCATTCGGCAACGCGTGTGGGAGCAAATCCGAATCAATCAGGACAAGTTTCAGATAGGGGAGGTCGCTCACAGCGCCGAAGTTAAAAAAGATACAGCAAAACGGTATGTGCAGTGCCTAGAGCGTGGCGGATATGTCGTAAAGCTAGGCGAAGGTGATTACCAGTTGATAAAAAACAACGGTATCGAAGCACCGCGTCTGAATGAAGACGGCCAGCCTGTCACGATGGGGCTAATGCAAGAAGCTATCTGGAAGTGCCTGCGAGCGTTGGGTGCCACCGATGCTTTTAAGCTACTAGGCCATGCAGAGGCGGGTGGCATAGAGGTCACAATTAATCACGTTCGCAAATACCTCCGAGCACTTAAAAAAGCGGGTTACTTAAAGGTTGTACATCGCGCCGTAGGGGCGAGGGGAGAGCCTGAAGTGATCACCCTTATTCCAAAAATGGATACAGGCCCGCGACCTCCACAAATCCAGAGAGTTGGGGTGGTGTATGACCCCAACTTGAACAAAGTCATGCACGCAGATGACCCACAGGAGGCACTATGAAACGCCCCGTCGACATTAGCGCATGGGGCGAACAGCCGCCCCACTTTATTCAGCTACTAGCCAACTTAGTTACGGACTCAGGCAGTAGGGAAGCGGCTGCTAAAACATTAAGCATTTCCAGAACTAGCGTGAGCCTGTTGCTAAGTAACAGATATACCGGCGGTACCGGAGATATGGAGCAGCTCATCATTAAGGAGCTAGGACAAGTGCCATGTCCAGAGTTAGGACAAATCTCTAACGCCAAGTGCCAAAAGATGCGCAAAGCTCCATTTCCATCACACAACCCTTCAAAGATACAGCTGTGGCGTGCCTGCTGGGTCTGCGAACACAACCCTCAATCAGACCGGTATCAGGGGAAGCAATCATGAATGCACAGAACCAACACATCCTTAAAAAGCTACATGAAGCTCAAGAAGCCGTAGCGCATCTCATCGAATCAGGCATGACCGTTACCCATATCAGCATCGACGGCCCACGCCCGAAAATCAGCCTGCACCGACCACCCCGCAAAAACGCACTGCCTACGGCTTGGAAAGCCATTCGCCCTAAAGCAACAGGTGGTCGCGAGTGTGAAATGGCCGCTTGTGTTAACGGCTGCGAGGTTCACTGGTTTGAAGAGGATTACAGATAATGAACGAGTACTACATCATCGACCTGACCGCCGACACACGCAATGGCGTACTAACGCTCTTAGGCCGCAACCTAAAAAACCGCGTTAGCACTCTAGAGCACGCCGCCCGTGTCCCCGAAGCGCTACTCAACACCGATCTGGAGCGCTTCGACAACGGCACCACTACACGCGCCATTCTAACCTCAGCACTGAGCACGCTGAGTGAAGCCGTCGTACCCCTGCGCAACGTCAACGCCGCCGATCTGCTCAACCAGCACAACAACATCCCCATGATTCGGAGACAAGCACTATGAACGAACAACTGAACATTCAAGCCGGTTACCTGAAAAACAACCTAGGCCACCTAGTGCCGCTTGAAAACGTTGAACCCATCGACTTAGAGCGCCACGAGCTGGTATTAGAATTGGTCAAAAAAGCCAAAGAACTCCAGCAAGCGATGCTGCAATTCAAAGTCGACGCGTTTGGAGACGTAGCCGCCTTAGTTGAGCTATCCACCGAGCGCTACGACGTCAAACTCGGCGGTAAAAAAGGCAATGTCAGCCTCACCAGCTACGATGGCAAATACAAAATACAACGCTCCATCGCGGAGCACATCACCTTTGACGAGCGCCTATTAGCCGCCAAAGCGCTCATCGACCAATGCATTCACCGCTGGACAGAACACTCCGGTACCGAAATCAAAGCGCTTGTCGAGCAAGCCTTCCAAGTAGATAGACAAGGCAACCTCAGCACCACCCGCATACTGGCCCTGCGGCGCATCAAAATCGACGACAGCGACTGGCAAACCGCCATGGAAGCCATCGCCGACTCGATCCAGATCACCGGCAGCAAATCCTACATCCGACTCTACGAGCGCTGTGGCGACACCGACCAGTTCAAGCCCATCGCCCTGGACTTAGCGAAGCTGTAGGAGTTGCCATGACGGTCTACACCAAACAATCGCTCATCAACTACGTAGCAGGCGTGGGGCGACTCACCCAAGGGCAGGCCGCCTCTGCCGTAGACGCGCTGCAAACCATCATCGTCGAAGCCTGCAAACGGGGTGATGAGCTGCACCTGGACTGCGGCAAGTTTGAAAAAATCGAAAAACACGGCGTACAAGGCATTGTCTTTCGCCAAGCCACAAGCGTGAAGGAGTATCTCAATGGACATACACGTGCGCGTAGCTGAAACCGACTTAGCCGAAGTGCTTGAGTGGGCAGAGCAACATTGTGATCAAGGAACCACGGATCATGAAGAAGGCACCTACGAGGCTGGTGTCTATGACGCCCTTCGCTGGGCACTCGGATTTATACAAGCAAGACCTGACCATTAAGCGAAACGCCCATGCGGGCGTCTATCCAGCGTGGCGTCTGGGTACTGAAGAGCAGCCAATAATCTAAAAGGAAATGAAGCATGAACAAAGGTGAATTAATCGCAGCAATTACCGAAAAAATGAAGATCGTG